ATGCTCATTTATTTTCTCTCTAGGTCTCCGTTTGAGTAACTTGATGTGTAATAATCTCTTGTAAATACAACTCCTGAAACATCTTCCCCAGAAGCAATTACATCCTTAATCATATTTATCTTACTATTTGAAACGTCAAAACTGAGGTACAAATCCTTCAATCCTACTACGTCATTTGAATCTGGGAACGCTTGAATCTCTATGAGATTATTTGCTGCTACCGTTGAAGTAATATTTAGAGTATTTAAAATAATTTCACCTTTATGATAATCAACAGTTCCTGCTGATTTAGCAACAACTTTCAATTCTTCATTTCTATTTTTTGCAATTACACTCAAAACACCTTTTCCACTTCCATCTAGGCTACCATCTGCCTTCTTATTTGGAACATCTGTAATGAATACCGTATCATTTGTTCCACTAATAGTAAATCCAGTACTCTTTATATTAAATCCTGCAGAATTTATATAGAACCTGTTACCAAAACATAATTCATATTGTGCAAATTGATTGAGAAGTACCTTCATGTCTCTTCTAATCTTTAATTTTGTAATATTAGAAGTAATAGCACTATCAACTCTATCGATTAATTGAAGTATCTTACTATATTTGAACCTACCTCCAAATTTATTAATATCTACAGTATTAGAGTATCCTGTAAGAGAATCTCTAACTCTACTACTTAATCCAGTAGGGGATGAAATTTTAGCTGTGTTATAATAAACTGTAGTATCAATTTCAACATACAATATTTTAAGATCTATAATTTCTGAGTTAATTCCAGCAATTGCATAACTCTTTAACTTACTTTTAATTTGTTGTTTATCAAAATCTGAAACATATGTTCCATTTTTTGGTTTAATACTAATTTGAACTTTACCAAATTGTGGTGGATTTAATTCTTCACCACCAATAACAGCAACAGATTCTGTTCTAGGATAGATTGATGCTATTATTGCTTCATAGTCTCTAGGTGTAACCGCCCTGTATTGTGATGAATATAATCTAGGTGCAAAATACTTAATGGAACTAATATCTTCCATGTCAGAACCATTTGTTGCCCCATTAACGGTAGTTATTGTTACTCCAGCATCAGGTATAAGTGTAGTCGGAGTTAACTCAGTATTTGGATCATTAGATGTAAATACGCCCTGAAAACTAAATTCGGAAGCACCATTACTTTCTGCACCATCAGTAATAATATACCTTACTGTTATGACTGAATTATTTTCTAATTTTTTACCAAAATATCCATCACCAAACAATATTTCATATTTTTCATCCTGAACTTCTTGTATAAAGAAGACTTCTGAGGTTTTATTAATGTTTAAGATATTGTCAATCATCATATATTCTCTACCAATACTTGTATCTGCAGGTCCAGAAACAAATACTTTAATTGAAGAAGCATCAATATTTGGATTGCTCAACATAAATCGCTGATCAACATCATTAGTTGCTAAAAATTGTGCTGATAATGCAGTTCCTTGTAATACTTCAATAGGAGAGTCCGCAGTTCCAAATGATGCAACACCATTTATAATTGAAGCATGTGCAGGTTCAGTAATTGAAAATCTATATGTAGTGTTATTTGCGTTTCCTACGCACACTAAACCTGGTTTTAAGTATACTATTGGTTCAGTTGAACTAGTTTGCACATCAAAGTAAATTGATGCCCTTGCAGAGGATTTTGAACGGGGTACATAACCAATATTTCTTGCTAAAGAAACAACATTCTCTCTTATCTGTGCAGAATCTAAGAAAGATTCATTTGCAACTAAGTTTGCATTAAATGCATTAATATAGGTATTGTATGCTAAAGTATCAATTAATATTGAAAAGTTAGAACCTTCAAAGTCAAAATCACTGAAAGTACTATTTGCACGAAGATAATCTTTTATCTGTGCTTTGATTTGTTCAAAATCTAAACTTGTAAATTGAGTAAATGGCATATTATTATCTTGTTGGTTCTAATAGAAAGGAGAATTCTTGTGTTGGAACTGCTAAACCTATAATTTCAAAGATTACAGTAACGTTAAATGCATTCTGATCATAATACGGATCAATTTGCACCTCTAATTCATTAACCCTTGGTTCATATCGTCCTATAGTTTCAACAATCTGATCTTCTATAACAGTAGTTATAGTTGGATAAAAGTTTTCAAATAGACTTGCACGTATATCAGTACCAAGATCTGATCTAAAAAATCGTTCTGTAGGGATTGTTTCTACTAAATTACGCACAGATCTAACAATTGCACGTTCATTCTTCAACACAGGTAGGTCTTTCGTCACAGGGTGTGGTTTGAAAGCAAAACTTATGTCTTTGAATGATTGCGATGTGCGTTGAACTGCCATCTAAAATCTATATTTAGTATTATCTCCCTTTATTTATACCTAATATTACGAATTACTTTAAGCTGCTCCAGTTTTTGGATATTCTTCCATCCAAGAGGTTAAAATATACTTATTTCCACCAATTGGAGGGTTTCCACGGTGAATATGAGTCCAATGAGCAGGGAAAATCACATATTTACCTGCTTGTGGCTTGATTCTAATCGACTGATGAAGGAATTCCGTCTCTCCACCTTCAAACTCATCGTTCAAATACATCAAAGTAACTAATTGGCGATAAGGTTGGTTGCCACCTTGATCAGAATGCCATGCATGAAACCCTTCACCTGGTTTAGTACGTTGTAATTTGCAAAATTTATGTTCCATTCCCCTAATTGCTAGACATTCATACTTTTGGAAGTATGATGAGATTGCCATAGCAGATATTTTTTGCCAAATATAGTAGATTTGAGTTGTTGATTGACTTGAAAACTCATCTACATGATTATTATATGCCCCTCCAAGTATTTCATTCAAGAATAATTGAGTATCTTTAGTTTCTAATGAAGTTCTAGGTATATGAGCACCTGCTTTCTGCATTGTCTCAAAATAATCAATAAGAAAACCCAGATTTAATTCATCTGGGTCAAATAGAAATTCTGAAATAAAATTATCGTGATGCTTAAAACCTAATATGTTAGGCATGTTAGGCATCTCATTCATCTTCCTTGACCTCTACTTCTTTTTTTCGCTCCATTACGGGAAGTAGAAGAGTATTTTGTATGCTTTCCTTGTCCTTGACGAGACTTTTTCGGCACTGCTTCTACAAATACATTACCATTGATACCAGTTCGAGTTGCCATAGTTAAATTACTTTAGTTTCGGTTCTTAAATGTTGTGGAGGGTGAGAACCATTATCATAAAATTCATATGCAAGGTCCTCCATAGCGTTAAAGTATTCATCTTGGGTGAGATCTTCATAAAGAAGTTTATCACCCTCAAAGATACTATATAACTCTTTGCTTTTCATGTCCTACACGGATACGAGGATCGCACCATATATCAAATCCTGCTTCTTTTGCATCTAAACAGAACGAGACGTCTTCGCCGCACATGTCTTGTACTTCACCTGATTCAAAGACCTGCATCTTTGGAGCAAACCAAGGATACTTAATCTCTTCATGTTCAAATACACCATTCTTAATCAACGTCCATCCAAAACCAGTATAATCAACAGTAAACGGTTTCTTTCTTTTCGAGATGCTTTCGATGGTTTCGTGATTCATTACGCCACCATTCGAGCGAAAGTCGTCTTCTTCCATCCAATGTGCAACCGAGGTGGTTTTGCCGTCTTCTGTACAATACCAACCAGCAGCAATGTCCTGATCCATAAGTATCAACTGCCAGAACTTCTCAGTATTGAATACAATATCGCTATCGATCCATAACTGATAGTCATACTGTAACTGACCGTCCCAAGGTTTCTGATCGGGTCCACGAAGAACGTTTGCACCTAAGCACTTACATCGTGCAAAGTTGACCATTGATGAGTAATCCTGTGAGATTTGGATACTTGCTCCATTTTGTACCAGATCAAAGCATAGTTGTACAAAGCTCTTTAAAAATGCATATGATACTCCACGACCAGGTAAACAGAATACTACTGTTTTACCTTTAACTAACTCCTTTGCCTTATCAAAATCCCACTCAGATTCTTTTTTGACCACAGGAGATTTCGCTTTAACTGTAAATCCCTTTTTTGCCATAATGTTATGTAATTACATACTAATTATATCTGATAATGTGCTAAAAGTCAATAAGGTTGAGTCGGTCTCTCCCACCAAAAGGTACGGTTGGAAAGGTATTAAATGATATACTAACACGATTTGTTTCAGACTTATTCACAGGAACACTATGAGGTTGTAGACTTGAAAATATTAATAGATTGCCAGGTATGGATGCTATATCACAACTACTACAAGTATATGGATTAAACTCAGCATCTTCATTCGGATCATCAAAGTTATATGCAAAGTTCTTTAATCCACTATGAAAAGTAATTGGAGAACCTTTATCACCATCAGATGCAATGTAAAATACTCCACTTAACCAACTATTACTATGCCAATGAGAAGGATGTTGTTTACCAGGTTGATTTACATTTACCCATGACTGTTGTATCGTTGCAGTATGATCAGTATCACATATCTTCTTTGCATAAGTCTGAATACTTTCTAAGAAGAAATTATTCAAATCTTGGAAAATCTCTTGTTTTAAAATATAACGATCAGATGACTTTGCATTACCTTCACTCTCTTGATCATATTCTAACGTCTTAATATACTCAAAGATAGGATCTATTGCACCTTCATAAGTAAATGCCATGACGGGTGCAACAGCAAATAACGGTAATACTTCCCCTTTCATATTAAAAATAATTAATTGCTATGAGTATACGAGTCTTCTCATCAGTACAAGTCGAGCTACAGTGCGGACGAGAACCATCATGTATAGTACACTTATTCCTTACACTCATTGATTTATTCTGTTGAGTAAAAGGATCTGTACCATCACATCCATTTACAAATATTATATCATCTAGTGTTTGCGATGCTTCAATGGTTACACCTTCATCTGCCATGAGTGTATAACCATTATTCGTATTCATATACAACAATGCTGCTTTATGGGAGTAACTAAAATCAACATGAGGACTATGTACAATCTGACGTCCCTGATTCGTGTACATTAATACTCGTGTTCTGATTAATGCTTTCACACCTAGTGCATTATAAACACCTTCTAGGTCATTGTGTATTCTACTATATGGTTGATGATTATCAAAAACTGAATGCACAAAGTAATATGCATCATCATTCGGATCACCTTTATACGCTACCTGTCCCTGAAATAACCAAGGAAATTGATTATTACCCTTCGTGATCTTATCATATAAGTGTTGAAAATATTTCTCATCTAAAAAATTTTCAATCTCTTCATAAATCATTTAATAACTTGCATCCTGTAGTAGATCTTTTTGATCCTCTGTGTATTCAATCTCTTCATAACTTATCTCATTCATATAGTATGACTTGTATATCCTATCCCATATAATTTTAAACTCATAATCATCTAAGTCTTTAAATAAAACTTCTCCTCTCAAGTATATGTGATAGGTGCTACTCATCATGCTTCCTCAATAAAAATTAAACTCTTATCTGTCTTGAATTTGAGTTCAGTATCTTCAAACCATCCTTGATCATTTACGATCCATTCAGGTATTCTAACAAAATATTCACCAGTTACTGTATCAACTTCTATAGTGTATGTTTCTTCTGCGGAATTTTTTTGCATACCAACGATTCTGTCTTTGACATTATATATCAATTGAGAATGTTTTGCAAGTACCTTTTATACGACTCTACTGATGAACCCTATGGGGCGTTTTTATATGGGAAAAAAAATTTGAAGTCTCATGGAATATTGTTCTCGCTCTCGTAACACTTTGTAGGTTAGGGTAGTTAGTGGTTTTTAAACGGGGGGCGGACGGGGGCGAACCCCTGCCATACCACGAACGAATGGGTGTCCCCCACGGATCAGGTGGCACTGCCTCCCCTGATCATCGCTCTGCGATCTCTCTTATATTGGATCTTCGCCCGTGCGATCACACCCTCTAAGTCTTCTACCATGCACTTCCCTAACCCACGGGCAGGAGTAAACGTGCCGCCTCTACCTGATGAAACTCTGGTGAGTGTGCCTCTTAGGTTTGTATCTGAAGCACGAACCGAACCGATTGCTTTTGCCATAACGAACCTTTGTGTGTATATGAATAGTATAAGGGATGATCACCCACGAATGGGGTCACCCTGTGCCAGTTCTCAAACTGTACCAAGCAAACCCAACTCTTCCACTCTACGTGTTAGGTTTTCTTCGGTGAGTATCTGAACATTATCTCTCTCCTTAGAAGTCCATTTGAACGAACCCACTACATCTCTACTCATGTTAGTGGTTAAGGTTTGCTCAATGTATGCCCGTGTTTGTATTGCGAATACAAAATCATCAGGGCGAACACCTAACCCGAATACCACATCATAATCAATATTCTTCTTCAATCCATTCCATTG